GAGAAAGTGAAATCCTTCTATAATCAAGTTGTTGAATGAACAAATCTTAAGGAGGGAAACCTCCTTTTTTTGTGCCTATTTGACGGAATTAAAGTTAGTAACCTCGAAAGTGTCCCTATATTATGATCAATCAAAAAATGAACCTCTATCCACACCAACAACTTATTCTCAACTCCCTTCAAGAAAACAGAAAAGGCATCATCTCCTGTCCTACAGGTGGGGGTAAGACTTTCACCATGATCACTGATTCACGTCGTTTCATGAATCCTGGTGACGTGGTGGTTGTTGTTGCACCTCAACTCCTTCTGTCTCAACAGTTGTTCACTGAGTTTGACAAACATCTCCCTGATGTGAACTTCATGTATCGTCAGATTTCTTCTGAGGGTAAGACCTTCCAGAGGAATCGTGATGCTCTTAAGTTTCGCATGACTCCCCCTAAATCTCCTACAACTGTTGTAGATGAGATTCGTGATACTTATCACATTGCACAAAAAGCAAAGAAACCTTTGATGCTGTTTGTTACCTATGACAGTCTGAATCGCATTGCATCTGCTGAGATTCCTATCACCACTGTGTACTATGATGAGGCACACAATGCAGTAGAAACTGATCACTTCAATGCAGTTGAGAGTATCTCTAACATTGCAGACAATACTTATTACTTTACTGCCACTCCTAAGTATACTCAATCACACAGCAAAAGTGGTGCTGGTATGGATAATGTGACTGTATATGGTAAACAGATCTACAATGTAAACTTCAAAGATCTTGTTAATCAAGGATGTATTGTTCGTCCTGTGATTCACCTTTTGCAGTCTGATGCTCAGTCACGCAATCTGGATGAAGTCTCAGTTGATGTTGATACTTTGATGGAGACAGTTAATTACTATGAGACCCAGCATCATGAGCAGGGTGCTCATAAGATTCTGGTTGCATGTCGTGGCACTAAGTCCATTCAAGAGATTCGTAAATCTATTCTCAAGTGGGCAAATGGTAAGGGTTATGATGTGCTGACTGTGGATTCTGTCAATGGTGGTTACATCAATGAACATCAGATCTGCACTGGTTCTGATAAAGGTAAGTTCATTACTAAGTTGGATGAACTGGGCAAAGATCTGACTCAAAAGATGATTGTTCTTCACTATGATATGCTGGGTGAAGGTATTGATGTGAAGGCATTTACAGGTACACTTTTCCTTCGCAATATGGGATCTAAGATCAAGTCTGTACAGGCAATGGGTAGGGTCATTCGTACCTCTCCTGGTAAGAAGTATGGCATTGTTACCATTGTTCAACATGCAGATGAGACTGATGATGCACAACAAACCATCAGAATGATCATCAATGAACTTCTCACTCAAGGTGTGCCAGTTAGTGACATTCTGCATGAGCAGTCTGGTCGTGGCAAAGAGGAAGAGATTGTAGAAGATCTTGACATGAACTCTCTGCAAAAGCGTATCAATGACTATGCAATTCAATGGGAGAATAGTATCATACTTGAAAAATTGTTCAATAACACCGAGTATAGTGATATGTCTCTGTGATAAAGTTAGTAACCTCTAAAGTGTCCCTATAGTATAGGAAGCATCACCATGACAACATTGACTCTCAACCCCTTTCAAAAACTGAGGATTAAAGCAACCAAAGATTTCAAAGAAGGTATCAAACCTGTTGATGGTCGTCAACCTATTCCTGATGAACTTGCCCTAGAAATGATTCAGGAATTGGAGGAACATAATGTTCCTAAAGATGCTTTGATTGGCGTATTTGATGCGTTTTTGATCCTTACCTCACATTTGAGAGAACAAGGATACACTAATATTGTTGTACTTGAGAATGAACATCGCAACTTGACATCTTTGCAACAAAAGTATTATAATAGTATTAAAAGTGTATGTGATAATTCTCCTACAATTAAATACTATGTTCCCCCAATGAATAACTACAACAGGTGTGATATGAAGTTTGATGTTATCATTGGCAATCCTCCTTATCAGAACACTAAAGAACACGGATCGATCAAAGGTTCTGGCAAAAGTCCACTCTGGCTTCAAATTACCAAGACTTCACTGTCATTGTTGAAAGAGAATGGTATTCTAAGTTTTATTACTCCTGATACGATTGTTACGGGTAGTGATGAATTGACATCTGCATATATTGGACCTAATCGTAAGTTTGATCTTACATATCTTGACTTTACTGTCAACGATGCGTTCAAAGTTGGCATCAAGATTTGTCGAACCGTTATTCGTAATAGTATTACTTCAGGTAATATCTGCAAGATTTCTGATGGTCGTTCTGTTGATACTGACACCATTTACAAAGTGACCAGTGACCAAATGTTTGACGACATTCTTAACACTATGTTGGCATATGATGGTCCTAAGATTAACTTCAACACGAAGAATCAGTACCACATGATGCAAATTGAAAAAGATCTGGTTAAGAAGGGTTTGCCCAAAGAATGGGCACGAGAAAGTAAGACCCAACCTGACGAGATCTTTAACGTTCCTGTCAACGTAAATGGTAAATTCAAATATACTCGCGTACCTGGTAAAAATGCAGGGACTTGGCGTCTGTTTATCCCCAGAATGACCAATCCAACAGTTGTATCAATTTCTAAGGATTGGGAGGCAGATGGTTCTACCTTCACTATGGTATTTGATACTGAGGAAGATGCACTTCGCACTCAGGGTTATCTTAATGATCCTCTTTATCTGTGGATTCTCGAATCAACCAAAGTGTCTGGGCGTGTAAACACTTCTACTATTACTCGTCTCCCTAATGCTCCCATTGAACAAGTCTTGACTTCTGAACAACTCTCTTACATTCAATCTCAACTCTCCTGATCATGAAACTTCGGCACACATTTGGTTATGATTGTGAGGGTCTTTCCTCTCTAATCACCGACAACAAACTGTCAATCTTTTTCAAAAAGTTGGTTGCTCTTGGTAAGCAGCAAGATCCTGATCTGTATGACCCACTATCATTCATGGGTGATGGATTTGAGTGGTTTGTTGAATACTTCTTCAAGTTCTTCAATGGTGATCATACTCTAACTTACACTGCTGACTATGAACCAAACTTTGAATATGACAGAGGTATTGATGGTCGTGGTATCTCTACATTGGATGGCAAACCTAATGTGATTCAGTGTAAGTTTAAGGCAGATCCTACTAAGTATCTGACAAATGAGGATAACATTTCTAACATTGCAGCAGATGCTTGTATGAATGAAGGTCTGCAATACAATGGTAAAAATGTTATCATTGTCACATCATGTAAGGGAGTTCATCCTAAACATGCTATGGCAAATGTGCATTGCATCAGTTACAAAGAGATGGCAAGACGTGTGGACAATAATGTAATTTTCTGGGATAATCTTCGTAGTATTGTTAAGGAGCAGTATGACTAAAAACAAGCACAATGAGAATGTTGGTTCCTCAATCACCAGAACTGATGAACGAATTAATTCCACAGGTGAGGTATTCACACCTGTGGAACTTTGTGCTGAGATGGTATCAGAGATCCCTGAATCTATCCTGAAGAATGAGAACTCCACTTTTCTTGATAACTCAGCAGGGTCAGGGAACTTCCTATTGGCACTGCAAACAGAATTATTGAAATATCATGAGTTGTCACATATCAATGATAATATGCTCTATGCAGTAGAACTTATGGAAGACAATCATAAGGAGTTATGTGAACGGTTGGGAGTTTCTACAGATCATCCACATTATGTTCACGCCAATGCTTTAACATATGATTACTCATTTGGTGAACCTGTAGGATTAGAATCTTTCTTCAATTAAAGTTAGTAACCTCCAAAGTGTCCCTATAGTATGAAGACCACCCAACCGATGCAGAACAAACATTTGGAACATGTTGAGGATCTTGTGTTGACTGGTGATTTAAGTGTTCTTGATGCACTCTACAATCCTGATCACATTAGTGTGAAGATTGATGGAGCTCCAAGTTTAGTGTGGGGAACTCATCCTGAAAATGGTAAGTTCTTTGTATGTACCAAATCTGCCTTCAATAAGAAAAAAATCAAGGTTTGTTACACTAAAGAAGACATCTTTATTCACTTTGGACATCAACCAAGTGTCGCAGAAATTCTTACTCTTTGTCTGAAGTATCTTCCTCAAACGGATGGTGTATTTCAGGGAGATTGGATTGGTCATGGTGGAAATGATACATTCAAACCAAATACTATTCTCTACAAGTTCTCTGAACCTGTAAGTGAGAACATCATCATCGCACCACATACTTATTACACTGGAAATGGTCCTCTATATGAAATGGAGGCACATTCTCTGACTGGTGAACTGATTGGGACCAAACATTGTCGTTTCGTTCAACCTTTCACCGACCGAGTTTGTGGTAACACTGTTGCACCTAAAGTAAATCGTAAGGGTATCACTTTCCTGTCTCCGAAACAAGCAACGATCGCAAAACAACAGATCAATGCACTCATTCGAAATGGTCAAGAGTTGACCGATGAAGACCTATTTGGCATTCTTGGTTGTATTCAACTGGTCAATCTGTACCAGATGATTGTAGAGATCAAAGAGGATCTGATGCAGTCGTTGATTGTTTATGATTGTCCCAAAGCATACATCAACGGAGAACAAATCAATCAAGAGGGTTTCGTTCTGTCACACAATGATCAGATGATGAAACTCGTGGATCGTAAAGTGTTCTCCTATAACAACTTTGTCAATGGACGATTTCAGTGAGTTAAAGTTAGTAACCTCCAAAGTGTCCCTGTAGTGTAAGGTTCAATCCCATGAC